ATCACATAGAATGCCAAGAACCAGCTCGACATCATATACAAGCAGTGGTTCTTTCCCACACCGGTACCCAATGCCAACACACGCATCGTCGAGGCCGTCAGCGGAGAGGCAATCGCTTTCCCCAATATTGTCAGCAACAAACTCAATGATCGCACTCATGCTGCTCTGCCTGGCACCGGCCTATTACCGAACAACACCTTTGATAGCTCGGATCTCTCATTATCAAGTCTTTGAGCCTTGGCACTATCACCGGCACTATGTGCGGTGTAGATCTGCTCGGTCAGCTCATCATACTGCTTCTGAGCGTCGGCGCCGGCTTCCTGGCCATAGAGCCCCATCTGGGCACGGGATTCAGAATTCTGACGCCCTGCTTCAGCAGCCAACCTAAGAAAAGCTGGATTACTCGCCAGCAATGATCCATCTTTTAATTCCATTTGCAGCAAATCGCTGCTGCCGGTCTGATCAATATATTTTGTAGCGATATTAAGATTACCTTCATAATCATCGCCCCACTCTCTTCTGAGCTGGCCTTCAGCCGCTTCAGCAAACTCAGTATCCGTTTTAGCCTGAGCAGCCATCGCGTCTGATTCCTGCTGCCAGTACCACTGAAACGCTGCATCAACGACAGCGCTCGGTGCGCCGGCTTTATGCATGGCCTCAGTAAACTGGTTCATCCGGCCCTGGACTTCTTCTGACTGAAACAGATCCTGGGGCATGTGCTCAGGCACGGTTAAATTATAATCGCCGGGTGCTTCTGGCACGCCGAGTTGTTTGCGATAGCGGGACATGTCATCTTCGCTGGCATCTTCGCCTGGAATTTTAACCCGGCTGGAAAGTTCAACATTGGCATCGCGCAAGGCTTTGGCCATTGCAGCGGGTGATGTATATCGATCGGCGAGTTTGCGGGTATCCGCATCATCGATCGTATCACGCCATCCGGTGTCAGCCTCGGCTGCTTCCGGTGTTGGTTCTGGAGCTTGCTCGGGGGTAGCCTCAGAGCCAGCATCTTCTGCCGGGGTATCCAAAGCGCCTTCGTTCACTTCTTCGTCAGCCATAGTTTAAAATATCCTCTTCTTCATCTGTTTCAGCCGGCGTTGATAAATCCGCATACATTGCGGCTTTTATGCGCGCTGCAACTTCACGCTTGCCGGCCCACCGTTGCAGTAATTCATTTTCTTCTGGCGGGTTATCGAACTCACCGCACCAGTGCAGCAACATATGTAATACCCGTTTGCCCAGCCCTGGATCTCTCAGCATTAGCGCTCTAAAGTCCTGGGCGACAGCGGTGCCTGTATATTCCCGGCCATAGACCGAATTTATAACAGCCTGGTTAAATGCCTCGAGATCGGGTGTAAGTTTATCCTTCTTCACCAGTCACCATCTGTTCGGGGAGCTGGCCGGCGACGGCGGCGCCGCGTTCAACCATCTGCATTTGCTGCTCGGCTTGAGCTGCCATTGCATTCTGCTCTTTAATTTCTGCCAGGGTTTGATCATCATGGGTAAGATCCGATGGAAAATCTCCGCTCTCGGCGATAAATTTACCGATCTCGTCCCAGTTAAAGCGATCCATGATCTCAGGTCTGATCTGTCCGATCTGTAATACCTTCTGTAGGTTTTCAGAAACCGTGGTCTCCTCGATCTGGCGCTTGGCCTTTTCAACCGGGGATGCGAATCTAAATCCGATGTTGGCGCCCTGGAGAGCTTCAGGGATCGAAGAGATATCACCGAACGCGCCCTGGCGCATCATGATGTTAAAGCAGCGCTCAACCACCGGAGATGTGTAGTTACTCTCGAGCCCGCCGAACACTGCACCGATCTCTCTGATAAACTGATTGCGCCGCTCGATCACTTCTGTTGCGGTCATCGCCGGGCTATCGACCGGAAGGTTCAATACATTTTTATAGAATAGAGCATGGATCTGCTCACGTTCGGCCTGTTGGGCATTGAGCCCCCAGGGGATGTTCGCTTTGCTGTCCATTTGCTGGAATGGGTTCGACATGCCGAGATTACGTATTGCCTTGGCATCGTAGTAGCTAACGCCGCCTGGGCGCATCTGAGGTGCATTAACCATTGAATCACTCGGCAGCAGCCACGGTGGATCGACCGCCCGGTGCAGCCCGCGCAGCATGGTCTTACCCATCTGGTTCAAACTGAGCACACTTGGCAGTGCCATAATTCCTGGACCTCGACCATAGCGCTCGAGGCTGCGTGTATCCCAACGGGGGATAAAGAATGGAAACTCTTCGTAGCCTTCTTCAAGCACCATATGTTCGCTATCGACATCGATCACGTAGCTGCCGATCGGCATGTTCTTATTATTCTTCATTGACGGATCAAAGGCGTATCGCTTTTTGACACACCACAGAAACATAAACTTTTTGGCAGTATCTTTATTGGCCCCGGTCAAAACTTCTCTGGTCTTCTGTCCGATATTACTCTCGCCCCACCGCTCGGCTGCCTGGGCAGCGGTCAGGTGCTCGGCAATGAATATGCCGTTAGGCTCGTTATTCTCATCGGTCATAACAAAACTGCGTGCCAGGTGAAACGCTCTAAACATAAAACCATTTTGGTCTTTATTGAGCCCAACAAAGCCAATGCCGGTACCGAAGGTCACCAGGTCGTCATCGACCTCGCCGGTGACCTCGATGAATCGTGCTTTGGGGTTATAGAGTGCTCGCCAGAGACGTTCTTCTGCAAAGTCCACCCAGTCTTTAACTTCTTTCTCCTCGAGCAGCTCCTCGTCTTCTGGAACGATATCGAACCATTTACCTGGAGCTGACGACTTGGGCCGAAGCATGGAGCCTATCGCATTGACCAGGCCACGCTTTGCCGTGATCGGCTGGGTATCAAATATCTTGGAGTTACGATGCACGCTTGAAATCGTCTTTGAAAAACCTGTACGGTTCGGTGCCAGCACTTCAGCCAGCTCGTCCCATAGTTGGTTAAGCGGCGCCCGCTCACCTTTCAGTGTTTGGAAATGTTCAATCATCTCCGTGACAAGTTTAGGCATAGTTAACCTGATCCTAAGAGGGACTTACGCGCTACGTTGGCATCCTCGGTGACACCCTGGCCACCGGTCAAGTTAGTCCGGGCCAGCCCTTTACGTCCCATTGCACGTTTAGATGTCTCAGTTGTCTTAGCCTTGACCGCTGGAGCAGCGGGTGTTGGCAGAGGTGGAGGGGGAGGTGGCATTTTTGGTGGGGGTGGGGCGAATACTTTAGCTATCTTACTCATAGAGTTACTCCATCTTTAGTCGAAGTACAGGACCATCGGCACTAAAACCGCTGCGCTTCATCAGGTTAATAAATAATCGTTGTTCTCTTGCATCGAGGTCAGCAGTTGCCGTCACAAATATATGGCTGCACTGCCGTTCACTTGCCCACTCCTTCACCGCTTGAAGGAGCTGGCGGGCGGCGGTCGTCCGTCGTCCTTTGGGGAGTACCCAAAACTTGCACACATAACAAAGAGGCTTAATGAAAAATTCTTTTGCCTCGGCCAGCATAACAGCGCCAACAATGTCTCCGTCTTGATCGGCAACCAGAACAGATGTTTCATTATCGTTCATGTACAGCCAGAGGAAATCCCTTGCTGCCTGGTAGTCGAGCTCAACATTGAGCTGCGATTCTTCTATGGCATTGGCTACGACCTCGACAAGAGTATCGAGCTCAATAGCGTCAGCCGGCCTAATATCTATATTCATCGTACTCAGTCACCGCTGCTGGTGTTGACATGATCTGTTGTCGTCTGCGTGCCTGGGGTCCGGCGTCCAATGATCCTGAGTTCCAGGCATAGACCACGGCATCTCCCCGGTCAGGCGATCTGCCGAGACGCTTCATAATATCTTTCTTACTCTCCACATAGATCTTAGGCGGCTGCCCTGGCCTAACCTCATAGGTCGGTGCCGTAAGATCTGATTGCAGCGCTGTATCCGGTGGCAGGGCAATCGCCTGTCCATACTTTGGATCGAGCGCTTCTCTCATCATCCACCACATCTCTGATCGCTTGGTGGTAAAACCAAAGTTACCGTCTCTCGTATGACTTGATGCCTTTGCTGCACCATTAAGTGCCTCATAGCTGAGACCGGCATTCTTTAACGCTGTCTCGGCATCGGCTCCAATACCAATGGCATCGACACCAACTGTCGCACCGTCACGCAGCATACCGGCTGCGAGTACAGCAACCGAAGGCCCATCCGGTGTATCGCGTCCAGGGATCGTGGTCAGTTCACCAAAGAACTGTCCCCACCTGGGCGAGAACACAGTTTGATCCTTACCGCCTCGAGCAACATCGAGCCCGATCGAGCTCATGGCGACATCAGGTTTACCATTGGCCCGCCAGCGCTCATGAGCCTCGAGCACCCAGGCTGTTGGAATAACCTGGTAGCTGTCATCTTCTCTTGCTGCCATAAAGTTACCGTCACGGATCGCGGAGCGAAGCGGCTCAGGCATGGCATCGAGTGTTGCCTGGTATCCAGTTGTTACCAGGAACGGGTTATCACTAAGTGCTGCCGGTATAAACGTCCGGCTCTTGGGCACATAGGTTGTGCCATTGAATTCTTTTATATCATCCGGTCCCTCGACCTCGAGGTCTTGGCCATCAGGATCGGTGATGAACCATCGGAGCTCGCCGTGAGCTGCTTGGTTAGGATGTGTAATGTCCAGCCACGGGCGGAACATGCCAATGATCCAATCACCTTCAGCGCTCAACGGAGGGTTGGACGCTAATATCGTTCGCACCCTTTGCTCACTTGTGACGCCCAGCTCCTCTTCAGCCGCTCGGTTCCAGCCCATGAGGAATCTCACAACGCTTTCATGGAACTGACACGCCTCATCGAAGGCCAGCAGATCATGTGGGTTACCTTGCCAGGTCTCTGCCCGCTCCATCGTCGCAGCAGCACCGAAGTCGATCACTCGATCATTAAACTTAAACTGTGCCGGCGGGCTTGAATTGAGCCCCACGCGTGTGCCGGCTATCTTGACCACGCGCTCGATCAGAGCACCGAGGTCTGTATATTGAGGGCGCAGCATTAAAGTGCGCGAATGCCTGGTCAAAGCCAGGCCCGAGATTAGATCCGTTTTACCGCCGCCGCCCGCGCCGCCATAAAGCAATAGATCTGCCTGGCATCGATAGGCATCAGACTGAGGCCCGGTGTTCGGTATCCATATTTCATTTTTGGTCCGCTCAACAACCATTGTATTAAGAGCTGACTTATCCTCATCAGATAAGCCCTGGACTCTTTTAAGCAGCGCATCAAGCGTTTGTGTCATCGGCGCCGTTCTCAAGGATGTATGCCATACGCCTGGCCAGCTCGAGATCCGGCAGCACAACATTCAATTGTGTATTGTTTACTGTTTCACTGACGCCCTGCTTATCAAAACCATGCAGCCTGGATATTCCTGCGACAGCTCCGTTAGCTGCTCCGCATTGTGAAGTCTGCAAAGCCAGATCATAATTATCCTGATACATATTACTTAAATTATCGACGTTGTAATTGTGTCTTTGAATATGTGCTGCTCGTAGTTCTTCGATTCTTGTTGTAATCTTGTCCTTTTTTAAAAGTTTATGCGCGTTGCGATTTATAGTCGCCATCGCAGAATTCTCACAATCATAAGACTCACGATACGCCTGGCTCGCATTTCCAATTTCAACATAAATCTGGCAGAACTTGTCTTCTTTTGTGCTCAATTTATATTCTTTTTTTAAGGGTTCCTGTTCAGCACCTTTAGGAACAGAACGATCACCACCACCGCCAGCAACAACATTTAATAAATTATCTGTTCGTTCAATCAGCCCAGCTTCAAAAGCATACGCCTCTTCTTCATTATCAAAAAACTTAACGATG